AGAACTTTTGGTGATGGTATAGTTAATAACGCAACAACACCGACAGGTGATATACTATTATCAACTAGAAATTTTGTATCTGGTGATAATTATACTATTGTAGTAGAATTTAGATAAAAATGTGCATTTAAAGTACAATTTTGTATAAATAGTATATAACAAAAGAGAGAGAGTACACTTATGAAATTAATTTCAGAAGAAGTATCAAGTGCCGAGTATCTTGTAGAAGAAGACAAGAACGGCAAGAAAGAATACAAGATTAAAGGTGTTTTTTTACAGTCTAACATCAAGAATCGTAATGGGCGTGTATACCCTAAAGAAATCTTGATGAAAGAGGTAACAAGATACAATAAAGAATTTATCAATAAAAATCGTGCATTTGGTGAGTTAGGACATCCTGACGGCCCAACTGTCAATCTAGAAAGGGTTTCTCATATGATTAAGAAACTTTATCCTGATGGCGATAACTTTATTGGTGAAGCTAAAATCATGGACACGCCTTATGGTAAGATTGTAAAAGGTCTTATTGATGAAGGTGCTCAATTGGGAGTATCATCTAGAGGCATGGGTTCTATCGTACAACGAAACGGCGCAAACTATGTGAAAGATGATTTCATGTTAGCAACCGCCGCTGATATTGTAGCAGACCCTTCGGCGCCGGCCGCTTTCGTAGAAGGCATTATGGAAGGTAAAGAATGGGTATGGGACAACGGTCTCTTGGTCGAGAAAGACATTGAGGCGTGGAAGATGGAAGTGATTAACACGAAGAAAAGAGAACTAGAAGAAAAAAAACTAGAAATCTTTGATTCGTTTATTAGAAAACTATAATATTATAAATATTAACTGAACTCGAAAAAGTTTAGAGTTTATAGTACTATAAAATAAATAAAGAGGAGATTTTCAATGGCAGAATCAGAAAAACAACCTGAAACTATCGAAGAAGCACCAGCAAATCCAAATGCTGACGCTCCTAAAAAGAATGCTGTTGCGGGAGAACCATCTCATTTAAATCCAGATTATGAAGATTTAGGTTCACCAGTAGTTAAACCTACTGACAGCAATCCAGACGGTACAAAAAAGGTTAATAAAGTTTCAGACGCTGTATCTAAAAGCGCTCAAGTGGCAGGGGAACCTTCACATTTGAAAGCAGGATACCATGAAGAAACTGAAGATTCTAAAGATGAGGAAGAAGTAGTCGAATCTAAAGATAAAGAAGAAGTAGAAAAAGAAGGGAAATATATGAAAGCAGGTAAGCACATGAAGGCTGGTAAAAAAATGTCTATGAAAGCAATGGATGACATGGAAAAAGACAAGTCTATCAAAGCTGCTCATTGTAGTGAATATGACCCAGAAGAAGCTAATTCTTTAGATGTCCGAGAGGACATTGACGCTTTAGTAGGAGACGCTGACCTATCTGAAGAATTTAAACAAAAGGCTGCTACAATCTTTGAAGCTGCAATTACTTCTAAAGTAAATGCTGAAAAAGAAAGATTACAGTCTGAATATGATACTAAATTTGAAGAAGAAATCTCAAAATCTAAATCTGAACTAACTGAAAAGGTTGATTCATACTTAAACTATGTGGTTGAAGAATGGATGAAAGAAAACAAGTTAGCACTAGAAAGAGGTATCAAGGGCGAAATCGCTGAGGACTTCATTAGTGGTCTGAAAAAATTATTTGAAGACCATTACATTGATGTGCCAGATGAGAAATATGATGTTCTTGAAGACCAAGCTTCTAAGATTGATGACTTAGAGAAAAAACTTAACGAAGAAATTGAGAAGAATGTTGAAATGAATAAAGTTAATGGTTCTTACAAAAGACAAGAAATCATTGATGAACATTCAAAAGACTTGGCAGATACTGCTAAAGAAAAATTCGACAGTCTCGTAGAAGGCGTTGAGTATTCTTCTGAAGAAGATTTTGCACAAAAAGTTAAGACTATTAAAGAGTCCTACTTTGAGCAAAAAGCTGAGAAGTCTGCTTCGGCAGATATAGATGATGTTGCGGAGGGCGATGAATCAAATGCTGATTTATCGGATGCTATGGCTGCATATACCAACGCAATTAGTAAAACAAAAGATATTAAAATATCGAAGTAACTAAAGAGAGGAGAGAAGAAGATATGTACTTATCGGAAACTTATGAAAAGAAATGGCAGCCAGTCTTAGACCATCCAGAACTTCCTGAAGTAAAGGATAGTTATAAGCGTGCCGTAACTTCGGTCATCTTAGAGAACCAAGAAAGGGCTCTTAAAGAAGACCAAGCTTTCCTTGCTGAAACACCAACTAACGCTGTTAGTAACTCTGGTGTAAGTAATTGGGATCCTATCCTAATTTCTCTAGTAAGAAGAGCTATGCCAAATCTTATTGCTTATGATATCTGTGGCGTACAACCAATGACAGGTCCTACAGGACTTATCTTTGCTATGCGTTCTAGATTCACAACAATGAGTGGCACAGAGGCTTTATTTGATGAAGCTGATACAGACTTTTCTGGTCGTAATGCGACTGGTTCTGCTGTTGATGGTTTCTCAGAAACAGCTCATAGTGGAACAAACCCTGCATTGTTAAACGATTCACCTGCTGGTACATTTACAACTGGTACTGGTATGTCTACAGCGGCTGCTGAAAGTCTAGGTGAAGATTCAGGTAATGCGTTTGCTGAAATGGCGTTCAGTATTGAGAAATCAACTGTAACTGCTAAATCAAGAGCGTTAAAAGCTGAGTACACAATGGAACTTGCACAAGACCTTAAAGCAATTCATGGACTTGACGCTGAAACAGAACTTGCTAATATTTTATCAAGTGAAATTCTTGCTGAGATTAACCGTGAAGTAGTTAGAACTATCTATACTAACGCTGAAAAAGGTGCTTCTGCAAACACAGGTACAGTTAATACAACTACTGAAGGCATATTTGACCTTGATACAGATTCTAACGGTCGTTGGAGTGTTGAAAGATTCAAAGGTCTTATGTTCCAAGTAGAAAGAGAGGCAAATGCTATTGCACAAAGAACTCGTAGAGGGAAAGGTAATATGATTATCTGTTCATCTGATGTTGCTTCTGCACTTCAAATGGCGGGTGTATTAGATTACGCTCCTGCGTTAAACAACAATCTAAATGTTGATGACACAGGTAACACTTTTGCTGGTGTTCTAAATGGTAAATATAAAGTTTATATTGACCC